TACCTTTGGTGGTGCCGCATCCAATGCAGACTGGACGCTAGAAGGAAGCAAGCCTAATGTTGTTCCTTATGTCTTTACTCTGGATGATGTGAAACCAATAGCTGCCAAGCCAGATGTTGCGGTTTGGGCTAGGGGATCTAGAGCCGGCGCTCTTTCCTTCACAGCAGGTAAACAAGCGCCAGCTACTTCAGCCGATGCTGTAGGTACAGCAGGTGATGCTGTGTGGCAAGACGTTATCAATGCTGGGTTTGCTAGGTTCACGACCTGTTTCCACGGCGGCTTCGATGGTCTTGATATCACAGAGCGTGAACCTTTCCGGAACTCTGGACTTGGAGCATCTGAAACAGCAGATTATGCACTTCACTCTCTCGTTCGAGCGGTGGATATTGTCCGTGATCCGGAGACGGCTCAATATAGTCTCCTAGCAGCGCCTGGTATTACAAACACAACAGTAACACAAAAGTTGCTGGATGTTTGTGAGGATCGAGGAGATGCAATGGCGATTATTGATCTCGAAAACGTTTTCACGGCGTCTACAGAAAACTCGGCTTCTCTTGCAACTCGCAGCGCCGCAACTCTCGACAGTTGCGTGAACAGCTTGAGAGACAGGGGCATCAACAGTAGTTATGGCGCTTGTTACTATCCTTGGGTACGGATATCCGATACACTTACCAACCAGAGTTTGTGGGCACCACCTAGTGTTGCTGCCTTGGGAGCATATTCATATAACGATAGGGTCAAAGCTCCTTGGTTCGCCCCGGCTGGGTTTAGTCGAGGCGGATTGACGGAGGGTGCAGGTGGCGTTCCAGTATTGGATGTTTCTCGCCGCCTAAGTTCCGATGAACGAGACAAGCTTTATGAAGCAAACATTAACCCCATCGCACAGTTCCCTGCTGAGGGTATTGTGATCTTTGGACAGAAGACGCTCCAAGTGACACCTTCTGCCCTTGATAGAGTTAATGTTCGCCGTCTGATGGTATTTCTCAAACGAGAGATTAGCTTCATCGCAAGTCGGATGCTCTTTGATCAAAATACACAATCTACTTGGAATCGATTCAAGGGACAAGCAGAACCAATACTCCGGAGTGTTAAATCACGTTTCGGTTTATCGGACTTCCGCCTCGTCTTGGATGAATCCACGACAACCCCAGACTTGATTGACCGAAATATTATGTATGCTAAGATTCTCTTGAAGCCAACCCGCTCCGTTGAGTTCTTTGCTATTGATTTTGTAATCACCAATACGGGGGCGTCTTTTGACGACTAAAGTTTCTGAGAAGAACTACTTATAACAGGAGAAAATAAAAAAGATGGCAAATCAAGGTGAAGGCATTTTCTGGGGCGACGCAGCCTCTGACCCAAAAAGAGGGTATAGGTTCTTCCTTTATTTGGGAGGTATCCCGGTTTGGGTAGTCAAAACTGTCACTAAGCCAAGTATGGAAATCGCTCAGATCGAGCATACCTTCCTCAATCATACGTTTAAGTATCCAGGGAGAGTGACTTGGAATGGTGAGATTACAGCTACATTAGCTGACCCACTAGCACCTGACTTGGCCAAGACTCTGCTTGATACCGTCCGGGCTTCGGGATATCAGTATCCTGATCAACCAAACGCTTTTGTTACAACCAGCAAAGCCAAGGCCCTAGCCGCTTTGGGCGGGGGAGTGACAATTGCCCAGATTGATGCAGAAGGTAAAGCAGTAGAAGAATGGTCTCTAAAGAACGCTTGGATTAGCAGCGTTAGCTTCGGCGACACACTCGACTATACTTCCGATGAAGCCACAGAGATCAGCGTTACTATCAAATTTGATTGGGCGGAGCTAAGTGTCCACGGTCAGCCAGTCGCTGGCATGGGCGGGAACTAAAAAAAGCTTAACAAAGCTAAAAAAATAGACTATAGTTAAAAAACATAGTTGAAAGGTTATAAATATGGCTAGAAATAGCAATCGAACTAATCCAAATTCATTGGAAGAGCAGAATGAGCCAATACAGGCTGATTCTGCTGCTCCAATTATGGCTGGGGCTGAAATGTCTTGGTCTACACCTACAGAATTTGTAGAATTACCTTCCCAGGGAAAGTTTTACCCACCTGGGCATCCACTTGACGGCGAAGACACTCTTGAAATTCGCTTTATGACGGCAAAAGAGGAAGATATATTAACTTCCCGTGCTCTCTTAAAAAAGGGCATCGTCTTAGACCGTTTGATCGATAGCGTTATTGTCAACAAGACTGTGAAAGCTAAAGACCTCCTCATTGGAGACAAAAACGCCGTCCTCATTGCTATCCGGGTAACTGGTTATGGTGAAGAGTATAGTGTAAAAGTTCAGTGCCCAAGTTGTGGCTCCTCCGTTGACTCCTCTTTTGACATCGAAAAAGTAAAGAAGTTTGAAGAGTCTGAAATGCCTGATGGGGTAGAGTTTACAACATCAAATACTTTTACTTTAACAGCGCCTGCCACAAAGGCAATCGTTGAGTGCCGCTTGATGACCGGGGAAGATGAACGCCGCCTTACGAGAATGCAAGAGCAGCGCCGAAAGCATAAATTACCATCTGCCTCACTGACCAACCAACTTAGGCAGAGCATTGTTTCTGTCAACGGCAACGATCAGACAGTTTACACTAACGGGTTTGTGGATAATATGCCGGCTAGAGACTCCCGCTATATTAGAGAAGTATACTCAAAAGTTATGCCAAACGTAACCCTGGAACACGCATTTGAGTGTGATTCTTGCGATTACACGGCTGAGGCCCAGGCGGTGCCTCTTGGAACTAACTTTTTTTGGCCTGACACCTGAATATATTAACCACGTTTATGAGCAGTTTTTCCAATTAAAATACTATGGTGGGTGGAGCTTCTTCGAAGCATACAATTTGCCAGTCAAGCTCAGAAGGTGGTTCCTTAAAAAGCTCGCAGACCAAATTAAAAAAGAGGGCGAGCAACAGAAGGTGGCTAGCCAAAGAGCTAAGTCAAGATCTAATAAAAAATACTGAAAAGGGGGCTCCGCTCCCTTTTCTTTATATTTGCCTTGTTTGACTATTTACTTAAGAACGATGCAACCCCGGAGGGCACAAAATGACCGAACAAGATTTTAATGATTTTGTATTTGATTTCAACTCAACAAAAGATGGAACAATAAATGAAAATATGATGAACGTCTTTGGGGCGTGGATTCAGTATCTTCTAGAAAAGATGTTCAAAGGGGCAAAGGTTCCAGTGAGAGTTAGAGGTGACAAAATTCAAGTAATGAGGTTCAGCAATGCACTGGTTCACGAAAAAAGATATTTGGATGCTATTAAGAAATACGGGCTAGATAGCCCAATGACTTACAAGTCCCGACACAAGCTCGATGTTGCCATAAAACGGTTCGAAAAAGAAGTCGGCATCAATTGGCCACTGAAGTAGGCATTTTTTAGATGGCTTATTATCCTAGAGTATTTTATTATCCGGAAGACGAAGGCGGCGGTCCCGACCCCGCTCTAGCTGCGGCTATAGCTCAAGGACAGACGACGGAAGAAGTTGAGGCTTTAACCCAAGCTTATAAAGACAGGGCAAAGGCAGAAGCCGAAGCCCAGGCTGCTCGCCTTGCTGGTAATGAGCGTTTAGCCCGAAGTATTGAAGAACAAAACGAACAGGCGAGAATTGCTGCCGGGATTTCCGAAGACCAGCTTCGTCTTATGGAACAAAGGATTGCTGCCCAAGAGCAGCTAGCTGAAAGCGAACGTCAAGCTAACGAAGAAATAGAAGAAGCCGCCGAGCTTGAATTACAGTTCCTCGGCTATGCCAACCAAGCCGTAGAGGCAATCAAGAAGCAAGTAATTGCGCTCCAAGATACAAGAAAAGTACTTGGTCAAAATACTGGGCTTTTTGGGCAGTTTAACCAGCAACTAACTGACTCCGTTTCTACGGCAGCCAGATTTGGCAAAGATCAAAAAGCTGTTTCTGGTGCCATAGCCTCTTTGTCTGGCAACATGATGAATTTCACCCAGATTTCAGGAGCCAGTCAAAAAACACTAATAGACGGGTCCTTGGCACTTAAACAGTTTGGGATTGATGCCGAAGTATCTGCCAAAGCTAATGATTTCCTGATGAACAGTCTTGGCAAGTCTGCGGAAGAGGCAGTAGGATATCAAAAGGATTTAGTCGAACTAGGTCATGAAATAGGAATGTCTGGGAAAGGACTGGTGAAGGCATTTGGAACTATGTCTGGCGATTTAGCCAAATTTGGAGACAATGCCGGCGACGTTTTCAAGAACCTTGCCAAGACAGCAAAAGCAACAGGCGTTGAAATGTCCGAGTTGCTAGCTATAGCAAGCAAGTTTGACACGTTCGAGGGCGCAGCCAGCGCAGTTGGAAAGTTAAACGCTCAGATGGGCACAAACCTTGA